GCGCGGCAAGGGCCAGTTCTACCGCATGCTGGAGGCGCTCTACAACGTGCAGTTTGAGCCGGTTGAGGCCGACTACGCCCGCGCGCTGACCTATCTTGGGCTTAAGAATAAGCGGCGCTCGCTGGTGGTGGTCTTCACCGATCTGGTGACGCTGGAGGGCCCGATTATCTCCGCCTCCTCGGCTGACACGATCACCACCAACGCCACCGACGCCGTGGGCTGGATGTTCGACACCCGCATGTCCACTGACAACTGGTGGCTGGTCGGTGTTGCTAACGACGTGGATGCGACGGCACAGAACAGCGGCTTTGCTCCTGTGGCTGACACCTACGAAACCCTGCGCATTGAAGTCTCTGCAACCGGTGTCGCGACGTTCTTCCGCAACGGTCTTCAAGTGGGTACAGCGATGTCTGGCGCCCTGACGCCGGCAACGGACCTGACGCCCACCATCGCGGTGAGCAAAACATCCGTTGCTGCTTCGATGACGGCCGATCTGGACTACGTTCACGTCGCGATGAATCGCTGAGATGACGAGAGAGCTGTTGTATTCGATATATGACCGGCTGGTTGGCGTAGACGCGCTGGGGAATTTGGTCAACAAAGGCCAAGAGGTTCAGCGCATCGTCACGCCGGCCAAGGCGACCTCCGCAGGCATTCAAGAGGCGCACGACTATCTGTCAGCTACGTCAGGCGGAGGGTTTGTGGCGCTTCAGCCTGGGCAGGAATACACCGTCTCAAGCGCTCTAACTTTTGAGGCATCCAAGGTCGGCCTGATCGGCAATAACGCAATTCTCAACAACGCATCGCTTGCTGGCTCGGCGGTAAATACGTTGACGTTGACAAGCACGAAGGGCGATTACCCGTCCATTATGGAGTTCCGCGATTTCTCGATCATCGGGGATTCATCAACGGCCCGGGATTCCCTGCAGACCGCTATCCGATGCCACACGGTAACTGCCAATTCAGATGTTCGTGTGATGCTCCGGAATGTCCGTGTACAGTATCAGAATACCGATCTTTCAATTGGCAGTGGTGCGTTTCTGACGCGCGGTATTGGGTGTGAGTTTTCGAGGTCAAAATTTGGGATACAGCAGGAATCAGGGGCAACGAACTTCGCTGAGAACTGTGTATTCATCGATTCGACATTTTTCAATAATGACTGCCATGTCAAGCTGAATGCCGGCCAGCGCGTCAAGTTTTTTGGCTGTTCATTTGATTACCATGGCACACAGGATGGCAGCCGCATCACATCGGACGATAGGGCATTTTATCTGAGTAGCGGTGCTCATGCGTCTCTGTATGACTGCCATATTGAATCCAATTATGGGTTCTACGCGACACAGACCAACGAGTGGGTTTATCTGAATTCGACCGGCGATATGTTCAGCATGGTCGGTGGAGTTTTCTACTACGCCGGTACAGGAAACGCTCCTTATCTCGGCGCATGGCTGAAATCCAATGCGGTGTTTCAGCGCAGTCGCTTTACCCGCGTAGGTTTTCGCGGTGTCGGGCGAGTTGCCACGGCAACGACTCATGATGACTGTTTCGCCATTGGTTCCGAGACGACGCACACAACAGGGAATGGCGGTAGCGTGATCATGGAGGATTGTTTCTCGGTGAATAACGCCTTCACCGATTTGCCGGCCGTCGTCGGTTATCGCCCCACCATGTCATGGACTCGAAATGGTGTTGATAACCCCTATCTAGAGTTATCGTATAAATCCACCGTCAGCGGGACGATGGCCATTTCGAATGTGTCCAGCGATTCCCCAGTCAATCCGCGTAATTCAGTCGGCCAGATGATCAAAATTACCGGCGCAGGTGTACTGAAAATCGCCGTAGCTGCTCCGCTAGGGCAAAAACTCTATCCATGGGCATTATTTTTGAACCGCTCACAGGCCGTTGGCACGATCACGGTTCGCGAGAATTACACCAGCTTCGCCCTAAAAGCGGATGGAACGCTGTCTGCCGACACCAGGGGATCGAATGTCTCATCTTCCACGAAATCGCTGACCGGTGGCGGCACGAACCAATGGGACCGGGTGTCCTGGAAGGATGTGCGCGGAGATACCACAACGAATGCTCGTATTGGTGGTGGTTATAGCGCGTTTTTTCTGATTGAGATCGATACGACCAGCATGAGCAGCGGTTCTTTGTATCTCGACGATTTTGCTTATACACCGGGGTAATTATGGGCGGCGTTGCAAAGACCGTTAAGAAAGGCTTCAAGGCCATCACGCCTTCGTTTCTGGGCGGGAATGCTGGTTCTGTTCTGGGGCATCGTGCTTGGGCGGATGTAAAGCGCACAGGTCGAGCCCTGGACGACACTGGCATCCCCGCTGCAGCAGCAGGGTATGTGGTCGGTGGACCTGCTGGCGCTATCGCTGCCTACGGCATGAAGAAGCAGCGAGATTCGATGGGTAACCTCATTGATGACCTTACAGCAGATCCGGCTGCCGCGGAACCTGTCATGCCCACGACAGATGATGCGGAGATTGAAAAAGCGCGCAAACGCAAGCTGGCCGAGCAAATGCAGCGGTCTGGCCGACAAAGCACCATCCTGACTGACAATGGGGATGCGCTGGGTGGATGACCGCGTAAAAGAGCTGATCAAGCATGGCGATCACTTGTTCAGCAAGAAATCTACGTTGCTCAGTTTGTGGCAGGAGATGGCCGATAACTTTTATCCGGAGCGCGCGGATTTTACGGTTTCTCGTTACTTAGGCAGCGAGTTTGCCACTAATCTGATGACCTCGTTCCCGCTGATGGCGCGCAGGGATTTGGGCAATTCCTTTGCGGCAATGCTGCGGCGTGACCGCTGGTTCAAGGTGGGCGTCAAGAAAGAAGAGAAGCAAATCAAGCAGGATGCCAAAGAGTGGCTTGAATGGGCATCTGGCGTTCAGTACCGCGCGATGTACGATCGAAACAGCCTGTTCGTGCGAGCCACCAAGGAGGGCGACCACGATTACGCTGGGTTTGGTCAATGTGTGATTCAGGTATCGTTGAATCAGACACGAAATGGCCTGCTGTATCGCTGCTGGCACCTGCGCGACGTGGCATGGTGTGAGAATGATGAGGGGCAGATTGACACTATCCACCGGAACTGGAATCCCTGCGCCCGTGACCTCGTCAAGAAATTTCCGACCACCGTTGACCAGAAGGTGCGCGACCTACTCGACAAGGAGCCGTACAGGGAGGTGCGGTGCCGCCACATCGTCATGCCTTCTGAGGCGTACGCTGGTGAGAAGCGGTACAAGTCGCCCTATGTCTCGATCTACATTGATGTAGAAAACCAGACGGTTCTTGAAGAGGTAGGGCTGTACACCAAAGAGTACGTGATTCCGCGCTGGCAAACAGTGTCAGGATCTCAGTACGCCTATTCGCCGGCAACCGTTGCTGCCCTGCCTGATGCACGCCTGATTCAAGCCATGACGCGCGTATTGCTAGAGGCTGGGGAGAAAGCCACCAATCCACCGATGATCGCCGTACAGGAGGCCATCCGAGGTGACGTGGCCATTTATGCCGGTGGCATCACATGGGTTGACCAGAGCTACGACGAGCGTCTTGGCGAGGTGCTGAGACCGCTGACCCAGGACAAAACAGGTATTCCCACCGGCATGAACATGCGCGAAGACATCCGCATGGCCATTACCGATGCGTTCTACCTGAACAAATTGAATCTGCCGGAGATTGCCGGGGCCACCGCCTACGAAATCAGCCAGCGTGTTCAGGAATATATCCGCCAGGCGTTGCCCATTTTTGCGCCGATGGAAGCGGACTACAACGGCGCACTCTGTGAGGAAACGTTTGAACTGCTGATGCGTAACGGTGCATTCGGCTCACCTCGCGATGTGCCTGATTCCATTCGTGGAACCGATGTCGAATTTCGGTTCGAATCGCCACTGAACGCCGCCATCGAGAAAGAGAAAGGCCAGCACTTCCAGGAAGCCGCCACATTGCTGGCTTCTGCCATGCAGGTTGATCCGTCTGTTGTCGCCGACTTCGATGTCCGTGAAGCCTTCCGCGATGCCGTGACGGGTATCGGTGCGCCCGCTGGCTGGCTACGTGACGAGGAAGAAGCGGATCAGATGGTCCAGCAGCAAGAACAAGTCAAGCGGGCTCAGGCCATGGCTCAAACCATATCTGCCGGGGCGGGCATTGCACAGCAGGTAGGGGAGGCCGAGACGGCATTGAATGAGGCGGCGGCGGGATGAGTAAGCCGCCACCTGGAGCACCGTGGACCCCTTACAACTGGGCAGACAATCTCCCCGCGGTGTATGCCCTGCAAGCCTTACAGAAGGGCGAGGCAAATCCGGAACAGCAAAAGCAAGCGCTCGATCTGATCATCACCCAGCTCTCTGCGTATTACGAGCTGTCGTATAACCCAACCAACCCGCGCGACACCGACTTCGCTGAAGGCAAGCGATTCGTCGGCGCCCAAGTTGTGAAGCTGCTGAAGCTATCACCGGCAGTTATCGAGGCATCGAAAAGAAAACCCAAGCCATCACGATAGAGGGCTATTCCCGCAGCGACCCGGCCACGAGCCGGGTTTTTTTATTGAGGTCTAAAAATGGCAGAAGCAGCAGCTGTTGAACCCGTTGTTACCCCAACCCCCGCACCAACGCCTACGCCTGTGGCTGTCACGCCAGCCCCAGCGGCCGTACCGGCACCAGAACCAAAGACCACCACCACTGTTCTCGACAGCGACCCAACTGCCGATCCGAACAAGCTGGCTCCAGTGGCTGACTGGGCTGATGATTGGCGTCAGAAGCTCGCCGGAAATGATGAAAAATCACTGAAACGCCTGGAGCGATTTGCATCACCGAAAGCCCTGTTCGATTCGTATCGCGCTTTGGAGCAGCGCATTTCATCGGGTGAATTGAAGGCGCCCAAGCTGCCCGAAGGCGCAACGGATGAACAGAAGGCCGAGTGGCGCAAGGAAAACGGCATTCCGGAAAAGGCCGATGACTACATTGCCGATTTACCCGATGGCTTGGTTATTGGTGAGGAAGAAAAGGCGCTTGTCGCTGACTTCTTGAAAGACATGCACGGCTCAGACATGCCGAAAAGCTTTGTCCAGAAGGCGCTGGCGTGGAATCAGAAAATGAAGGAGGCGGAGCAGGACCGCGTGTATGAAGCGAATACGCAGGCCAAACAATCAACCGAAGATGCGCTGCGTAGCGAATATGGGAATGAGTATCGACCTGTCGTCAACCAAATCAAAGCACTGCTGGGATCTGCCCCGGAGGGTGTCAGCGATCTGCTGCAGACGGCATCCGATGCCAACGGGGTTGCACTGCTGAATAACCCCAATGTTGTCCGGTGGCTCGCGGGACTCGCAAAAGAATTGAATCCCGTGGCAACGCTGACCGGTGGAAATAACAACCCGTCCGCCATCAATGATCGCGTCATCGAACTCAAGAAGATGATGGGCGACAGCACTTCCGAATACTGGAAAGGTCCGAAGGCTGCTGATCTGCAAGCCGAGTACCGTCAACTGCTGGACGCGCAAGAAAGACACAAAGCCAAATCGTAAGCCGTGTTAGAGGCAACCCGGAAACGGACCTCATACGACGCGGCGACCAACCGCAACTACTACGGCCCCTTGATAGGAAAAACCGGCCCCTCTTCACCGAGGACAACCCGCCTTTGCCCTGCGAAAAGGACAACCCGTTGGAGCGGAAAACATCCCGTAAACCAATGAGGACATCATCATGTCTGCTTTTCAAACTCAGTACCGCGATGAGTACATCGCGGGCTTCGAACAGCGCCAGTCTCTGGTGCGTAGCACTACCACCACGGAGGCGGTTATCAAAGGCAACCAAGCCGTATTTCTGGTCGCCGATTCAGGTTCCGCCACCGCGGTAACTCGCGGCGCCAACGGTCGAATTCCTGCTCGTCAGGACAACCTGAACCAATACACCGCCACACTGCAAGAATGGCACGATCTCGTCGAGCGCACGAACTTCAACCTGTTCGCGTCGCAAGGCGATGGCCGTCGCATCATGCAGGAAACGACCATGGGCGTGGTCAACCGCAAGATTGACCAGGACATCATCACCGAGCTGAACACCGGTACACAGGATACGGGCGCGGCCGTCACGGGCTCTCTGAGCCTGGCCATGTACGCGCTCACCATTCTCGGGAACAACTCTGTTCCTCTGGATGGCAATGTATTCGGGCTGATCACTCCCGCTATGCATGCGTACTTCATGCAGACCAAAGAATTCGCGAGCGTTGATTACGTCAATCGCAAGCCATTCAGCGGCACGCTGATGATGTACAACTGGGCCAATATCAACTGGATTGTGCACCCGAACCTGCCCGGCAAAGGCACCAACGCCGAGAAGTGCTTCGTGTACCACAAAAACGCCATTGGCCACGCCATCAACATGGAAACCATCGAAACTGCTGCCGGCTACAACGATGAGCAAGATTATTCGTATTGCCGCGCCACGCAGTACATGGGCTCCAAGCTGCTGCAAAACAGCGGCGTGGTTGTCGTGAATCACGATGGCAGCGCCTACGTGGCCCAGTAAAGGAGAAATGAAATGACTTACGCAACCAGCAACCCGCCGAGCTTGCTCCAACAAAACATCGGCAACACTGTACCTGCGTTGTGGACGTATTCGTCCACCGATGCCTCGGCCACTGTCGATGGTAGTGGTTACATTACCAACGGCGGGAATCTCGGCATGAAAGTGGGTGACCTCGTGATCGTGAACGACACCACAAACACCATCACCACGATGCACCGGGTTATCTCGGTGAGTTCTACCGCCCCGGGAGCCGTCGACTTGTCGAACGGCACAACCGTTGGCACCGCGACCAACAGCGATTAAACGCTGCGCTTGGGGCGGACAACCGCCCCCTTTTTCCTTTCGCGCACACAGATGCGCTTTTAAAACAGGTGACTTATGGCAGCTGCTGAACAAGAAGTGAAACCCCAACCCTTCAATCGTCCTTTACCAAAACCCAAAGCCGCTCTGGCGGACTTCAAGCTCGCTGATTTCAACCGCAGCTGCTGGTGCATTTCTCTGAAGGTCGGACAGTCGCGCGAGGATTTCATGCGGCCGGACTTTTGGGCTCATGTCGCATCCCGCATGAAAAAACACGACCGCGTTGAGATTCTGCATGAGGAAGGCGGATATTTTGCGGAAGTCATCGTGAAGTCCGTTGAAAAGCTGGGCGTCATCGTCGCTCTGTTACGGGAAGTGAATCTCAATGAGCTTGAAACCACCACCGTTGATCAGTCGGAATACACATTGAAGTTTCGTGGTCCGCGCAAGTGGAGCATTCTTCGTACCGCTGATGGTCAGGTGATTGAGGAAAATATCGACACTGAAGGTCAGGCTAAACAGAAACTCGTCGATATGACTAAGTCGGCTGCTGCATGAGACTGCAAGAATGAGTCGAGGAACCATTTTCCCAGCTGATATGGAATTCAATTTCATTTCTCTCACGGCAAAAAACGCCAAGGATTTGAGTGGTCGTATATTCGGTGAGCTAAAAGTCCTTGGGCCAACGTCGAAGAGAGGAAATCACGTGATTTGGGGTTGCATCTGCAGCTGTGGCAACAAACTAGTTGTATATGGTTCAAATTTAGTGGGAGGCAACACCACCAGCTGCGGCTGCGCGCACTCCAAGATGGTGATCCTCACAAAGACATTGCACGGCCGGGCAAGAAAGGATGCAAAGAATACAGAATATACAATTCATCAATCTATGTTGGCTAGATGCAAACGCGCACAAAAAAATAATATTCATTTCAAGCGCGCAATTAAAGTCTGCCAAAGGTGGGTGATTGGTGAAAATGGTCTTTCTGGCTTTGAATGCTTTCTTGCTGACATGGGAGATCGGCCCAGCAGTAAACATAGCCTAGATCGTATTGATAACGATGGAAATTATGAGCCGACAAATTGTCGCTGGGCTACCAGATTGCAGCAGGCGCAAAACACCACAAGAAACGTATATGTCGTCTTTGGAGGGGAGCGCTTAGTAATGAGCGAGGCAATTCGCGCAAGCGGATTGCGGCACAGCACTGTATATCAACGAATTTCTCGTGGGTATTCGCGCGAGGATGCTTTATCTGTCCCTCTTCAAAGGCGGGCTGGGCATGGATAAATTAAAACTCTACAACGGCGCTCTCCGCATCTGTGGTGAGCGCCGTCTGGGCAGCCTGACCGAGAATCGCGAGTCACGTCGTCTACTCGACGACATTTGGGATGACAATGCGGTCAAGGCCTGCCTGGAGCAGGGGCAGTGGGTATTTGCCACGAGGGCTGTCCAGCTGGACTATTCGCCCTCCGTTGAGCCACCGTTTGGTTATCAGTACGCCTTTGACTTGCCCACCGATTTCATTCGTACGGTGTCGTTGTGCTCCGATCCTTATTTTAATAGTCCGTTGCTGCAATACAGCCAGGAAGCCGGTTTCATTTTTTGCGACCTGCAAACGATCTACTTCAAATACGTCTCCGATGACAACGCTTATGGCCTGGATATGTCGATGTGGCCGGAGACGTTCGTCAAGTTTGTGCAATCGTATTTGGCGGTTGAGCTTGCGCCTCGCCTGAAAAATGGCGCTGATCAGGACAAGTTGGAAAAGCAGTACAAAATGGCCAGAACTGAATCCCTCGCTCAGGATGCCATGGAGTCACCCACGCGATTCCTACCTGCGGGTAGTTGGGTGCAGGCCCGCATGCGGGGCAGCTGGACTGATAGGAATCGCACCTGATGGGCGTTGTCAACGCCGTCCTTGGCGCATTCAACCGAGGCGTCATCAGCCGGCTCGCGTTGGCCAGGGTAGATATCGCACGTGTTGCTTTATCGGCCGAGATCCAGCGTAACTGGATGCCACGTGTCCTGGGCTCCATGATGCTGCGCCCCGGGCTTCAGTACATCACCTCGACCAAAAGCAACAACAGAGCCAAATACTTCCCCTTCGTCTTTTCCTCGACCGATACCGCGCTGTTAGAGCTGACAAATACCGTCCTTCGCGTATTAGTCAATGATGTGCCCATCACCCGCGCAGCTGTCACCTCAACCATTAGTAATGGCACGTTCGATACCGATTTGACCGACTGGACAGACGCCGATGAATCGGGTGCAACGTCAGCGTGGTTGACGGGCGGCTACATGAGCCTAACCGGGTCCGGTTTTAATGCAGCGATCCGGCGGCAACAGGTCACAGTCGCTGGCGCTAATATCAACACACAGCACGCCCTGCGAATCGTCATCAACCGCGGGCCTGTGCTATTGCGTGTTGGCTCGGCTTCGGGTGGAGACCAGTACGTCAGCGAGACGAGTCTTGGTACGGGCACCCATTCGATCGCCTTCACGCCATCCGGCGATTTCCATGTTCAGTTGTTCAACCGCACCCAAAATGCGGCCTTGGTGGACTCAATAGCCATCGAGTCAGCTGGTGTGATGGAATTACCAACGCCGTGGCTTGAGGCAGACCTTTAACTG